AAATCAATTGACAAAATTGTGGTTTATCGATACACTTCGCTGTGTAGGCGATCAACAAGGGAATTTATAACTAATTAGTTACTCTTTAGTATCATCAGATATATCATCGATATACTTACGAGGATCATCAGGGAAGTCTTCTAAATTAATTCCCTTTCTCTTCATCTTTTCTTTTTCTTTATCTGTGAGGAATTCCATTTCTGGAATTAAAAAATCTTCTTCCTCATCTTCATCTCGTAAAGAACCAAAACTATCAAAATCTAAAAGTCCGTTTTCTATCATATCTTGAAATACATCTGGAGGAATGGAAAAGAACATTCCTACATTTGTGTTTGAATTCATGAAAGGAAATGGCATTGATGGTGGCTTTGCCAAAGGATTTTTTGGTTCTACTGTTTGAATATCACCTTCGATTATATCATCAAATAATGAATTCAGCATATCCTGCAATCCTTCTGGATTTTCCATAACCTCTTTTGTTTTTTCTTCTGCTTTCTTAAGAGATTCTTTGTAGTTTTCTTCAGTCTTCAAAGACTTTTGATACAAAATAACTGTACTCTCAGATGGCATTAACACAGAAGCAATATGATCTCTTGGAAGATCAATATGTGTTTGATCTGTAAACTCAAGCCAATTTCTTAGAAGTGTTATCTCTCTAGTTACTCCAAAAGAATCTGGAGATATATGCGTCTTAATCACCATTGGTTTTAAGATGCTAATAGTAGAATCATTCTCCCCAGATAATAATCCGAGAACTTCTTCACCACTTCTCAGCTTAAACAATCTGCAAGTAGTTTCCATATGACTATTTATCTCCTCAAAGATCTATGGGGACCAAATTAAAAGAAAAAGATTCGCTTTCGTAAATTTTTATTCGCTCAAGAAAATGATTGAATGCATGATTTCTATATTTCTTATGCCTTAAATCATCAACCAAATCAAAGACCATTACACGATCTTTTGTTTCCGACATTCTTAAACCACGACCGATAGACTGAAGAACACGCACAACTGACTTTGACGGATGAAGAAATACAATGTTGTGAATGTTCTTGATATTTATGCCAGTGCTGCAAGTTCCATAAGAAGCAACAAGAATAGAATTTTCTGACTTATCCACAATTTTACGAATCTGTTCTCTATCTTCAGCATCAGTCATTCCAGAAATAAAGTAACACTTCTTATCAGTGCAAGTTTTTTGTATTGATTCAAAGAATGGAAGACCATGCTTTTGTACTTGCGAGAATAGAACTAAAGTATTTCCTTTGAGAGAAGCGCAAAGTTTTTCTGCAACTTTATTTCTTCTCTCATGTGATATAATGTAATCTATTTCTTCTTGATATGTTTTTCTTTTCATCGTATCGCATTCTTCTTTTGCGTACTTCAATTGAATGCAATTGATATCAAGATTAGAAAGCACTTTATTATCGATTAGATCTTTTGTGCTTGTAACACGAATTGGTGGGCCAAATAGTCCTTCAAGAACTAGTTTATGTACCTGGATATTATCAAGCGTTCCTGTAGTCCCAATGCGAACATGACAGTTTCTGAGCTTATTCATTAGGCGAACAAGTGACTTGGCCTTGAATAGATGGCATTCATCGCCAATAACAGCATCATATTCGGCAAAGAATTTTTCTGGAAGATCATAAACACTTTGCCATGTGGATATTGCTATGGGCTTTGTAGTTTCCTTGTCTTTACCAGCATAGATGATATGAATGTTCTTATCTGCATTCCAGTCTTTGCCAGAGTATTCAATAAAGTCTGAACGCATCTGGTGAACTAGACTTGTGGTAGGAACAAGGACAAGAATCTTCTTATTCTTGCTTAGAAGATATCTTAGTATCGTGTAGATGATAAGAGACTTGCCGCTACCAGTTGGAGATATCAGTAGGCTACGCTTATGATCAAGAGCCATCTCCACCGCCCTCTGCTGATAGTCTCTGAGCTTGATTTGGCCAGAATCTGAGTATAGAGGTAGAGCATCAATAAAAGACTTATAATCTTCAAAAAATTCTTCCTTAAAGTTTTCAAACTTGCAATCATAATGTCTATCAAGACAAAACTGAACAATTTTGTTTCTCAGACCAGTATAGATCTTGCGAGTGAAGTAATTGAATAGGCGAATTTGACCATCCCATATTCTACGCTTGAATGCTGGGGAATATTGCGAATTAGGAACTTTGAATGTGAAGTAATCGGATAGCTCTTTTGCTACTGAATTTTCGCAATGAACTTTGATGAATGTACCATCTATTTTTTCTATTTTTACTTCTTCATTGGCCATGACTGAACTTGATCCACTCAATCGCTGAACGAATGTTCCATTGTCTATTTGCGACTATCTTTACTACTCCGTCCAAGTAACTGACTAATTCTTTCTTTTCTGTGATCTGACGCTCAAGTTTGATAACATCATCATCTGCGTCAATAAACTTATCAACATCTGTTTTCAGAATATTTAGGTCAAATGGCTCCCACTTAAATTGGTCTAGCTCCTCTTTAGAGAGCTTTCCTGTATAATAGAGCCACTTGTACTTCTTCATCACGCGAAGGGTTCTCTCGTCCTCTGCAAGGGCTTCCTTGTGCTTCTTAAGGAAGAGTAGATACTTGTTATGGATCTGTGGAGTGTTTACAGATTCAATGGCAAGTTCTGTGGAATCTATCTTGAGATCTTCTTGTACTTGTTGTTTTAATTCATCAAAATTCATAATTTAAGTATACACAATAGTAAATAAAATCAACTAGTTATAGCCCCTGGATCTGGGTCAAACGAGTAATAAGTGTAAGCAAATGTAACGGTGGCTTTTTGTACAGCATTGGAAGGAGCATCAGTCATAAATTTTAATCCAGATAAAGCAACTGGAAAAACTTGATGAAAGATGACTTTAATGTTGTCGTTATATGTTCCTTTTGTTAAATGCAAATAGGCATTGCTTTCCCATGATTCAAAAGGAAGTTCATTGTTATAATTGTCGCTGTCGATATTTCCGAGATGCCTCATCCATTTATAAATTTCTAACCAATTGGTCATTTTTTCATCAACCAAAAAACTCAAAGTTAAATTTTCAAACTTGTAAGCACCAATTGGTCTTTTGACTGGTATACCAAGAGTGGTGGGTTGATCTTGTGCTTCAAGAATCAAATTTGGTAAATTTGCTTCTTGGGTGTAATATTCTACGGTTGGAATTCTTGAAAGTTCAAACCTAAAATAATTTTGACCTAATGTCGAAATTTCTGTAAATGACATAAACTATGTAGAAAAGAAAACGGGAGCCATTTCTGGCTCCCGTTCCCGAAGTCTTAGATACTACTTATCAGTTGGTGTTGCCGTGAAGGTTGGTAACACGGAAGATGCGGTAGTACTGGTTTGCACTTTCGGTCATTGCTTCACCGTCAGGTAGATTTGTGGCGGTGTTGATGACGAAGGGGTTAGCAACCATGCCGTAGCGGGTCTTGAAGCCGATCTTGGGCTGGAAGGTGTCAGGATCGACTGCACGAACCATCTGGAGTGGGACATAGGGGCAGTAGAAGAGGCCAGCGTCGTATGGGCTTGCACCACGGTAGCCGACGCAAACGAAATCTACACCAGACTGGACATAAGGATCGATGTAAACGCGCATCTTGCCGTTGAGTACGCCAGCAAAGGTGTTGCCGGTATCATCAACTTCAAGCTGGTTGTTTAGAGCGGGGCTGATGTTTAGCCATCCACCCATTGCGAGGGCTGAAGCAACATCTGACGAGCAGATGATGAAGTTACCCTTGCCACGACGAGTTTCCTTGGCGATCTGGTTGGCTTCGCGTTCGATCTGGAACATGAGGCCACGGAAGCGTTCAGCTGACCAACGACCGTCTGAGTCGGTTAGGAGGTCATAAACGCCGCCACCGAAGCTGCTTGAGCTTAGGTCGGTCTGAGCTGCACCAACCTTAGAGACATGGTAGATGCCACGAACGACTTCGCGGTTGATTTCAGCAAGAATTTCAGTGCTGAGAATGTTGGCGAGTTCGGTTTCAGCATCAAGTCCGTGAACAGCCTTGAGGTCCTGAGCAAGTTCAGTGGTGTAGTCGGCCTTTAGTGCGCGAGTCTTAGCCTGGACAGCAACCTTGTCGATGGTGAAGGCCATCTCGTTGAACTGCTTGGCTGAACCAAGACCTTCAGCTTCGCCTACTAGCATACCCTTGAAGTCGTTTCCGTAGAAGGTTTCCTTGGTAGCACCAGTTGTACCCTTGAAGAGGCTTAGACCATAGGTAGTGCTATAGCTTAGACCGCCTAAGTAGTTACCGTAACCAGCAGTACCACCTGAACCACCGAATGGTACGAATGGTTCCTGGAACATTGCTTCTCTTCTTAGAGGAGTTGGAGCATTGACTGCATCGTACTTGGGACGCATTGCGAAGATGAGTCCGGTTGGAGCGGTCATGGGCTGAACGCCGCAGATGTCGTAAGCAATGAGGTTTGGCATTGCGCGACGAACAAGGCTGATTAGGATTGGATCATAACCAGCGATGTTGCTTGAGGAAGGTGTAGCGACATTGCTGATGACTCCACCGAGGGTGTTGTCTTCAGTTAGTCTCTGAGTACGGATGGCCTGCTCTTGGTTCTCAAGGAGAACAGCAGTTACCTTGGTTTTGTAAGTGTCTTCGATCTGTGGGAGGGCATCGTGCTTTAGAACTGGTTCCCACTTTTCAGTTAGAATATCGTATGGGGTTGTATCGTCAAAATTCATTTGTATCTCCTAATGTTTTATTTATAATTTTTATTTCTTTAAGTGTCTACTGATAGCTTTCTTGTAAATATCCATGCCTTCCGAAATTAGTTCAGGCTCAGATGCGGTGTCAAGAATATCTACTTTTTGTGAGAATCTTGGCATTGAGACTGGAGCTGATTGTGGTTGGCTATTTCCATTTCCAAAATAACTTTCTTTTAGTATTTGAATCTTGCCTCTGAACTGTTCGGCATCATCAAACTCAATACCCTCAGCTAGATTTGCTAGCTTTTCGATCTGGGTTTGGGCAAGGCCCTGAGTTTCCTGAGCAAAAACAGTTACTGCGGCGGATTCAAGTAACTTCTTTCTTAGAGCAATGTTTTCGTTCATTGAAGTGTTCAATGCATCTTCTTGCTCTTCGATCTTGCTGTAGAGTTCGTCTAGAACATCATACTTTTCGTTTGGAACATCAATGAAGTTGCTTTCGAAAAGCTTCTTTAGACCAAAGATGAAATTCTCAGCTAGTTCTACTTTGATTCCTCTTTCGACCTGGAGCTTATTTTCATTGACCCATTCTTCAACGACATAAGTTAGATAATCATCTACCTTTTCGGTGAGTTCATTTACAGTGCCTGCGAGAGCATTGGTGTACTCAGCCTTGTATGCTTCGTTGATACGAGCAGCAATCTCGTTTGATTTTTCATTTACTGCGGCAACAAAGATTGTCTTGGCCTTCTCAACAAAATCTTCTGAAAGATTTGAGTTGGCAAAGAGAGCGGCTAGATGCTCTTTTAGAGCTTCTTCTGCACCTTCATCTTCTTCTTGTTCTCCTTGTTGAGCAGCCGAAGCAGGCATTTGGCCTTGCTGTGCTTGACCCATTGGGCCTTGAACAGTTCTCATGTTCATTTGAGCTAAACCTTCAGCAGGGGGATTCTTTGTTTGAAGAATGAATCCCTTACCTTCGGCATCGAATGATGTTTTACCTAAAAAGTCCATTTCTACTGATGTGTCGTTCATTTGTTAATTCTCCGTTTTATATATGTTTAAATTTCTGTTTGACCGTACTGAATGTTTGCTTGTGGTGTTCCTCGACCCATTCTTCTCAAGTTAACAGCCACACTTCCTTTTAGTGCTTGAGGTGCTAATCTATATGGAGCTAAAAGTGACTTTAGAGCAGCTTCTTTATATTCTGCTCCTAATCTACCCAATGGCCCCTGTGCTTTTTCGTTTGCCAAATAGTTCTGCCATGCACCTTGTTCTTTTGCCCAAGCAGCACCCAAATAAGATCCGGCAGCAGCTGCGTCTAGAGTCTCTTTGCTATAATTTTTAGCTTTAGATCCACCCGCTAGTCTTCCGAATCCTCTCTTAAGCTTTCCGAAAACATTTTTTAAAGCATTTTCATTTAACATATCAAAATCAATATTTTTATTTGATTCTGACAAAAAATGAAATTGGTTTAAATTTAAATTCATTTAATTTTTCTTAAAAAATCTGCAAAAAGTTTTATAGATTCTGCCTGTAGCTTTCTTGAAGGAGTCTTCTTTAATGTATCGCGGTATTCAGCAATCTGCTGTTCCTTGAGAATACCGTTGTCCCAGACCCATTCTCTACCTTCCATGATTCCGTTTACGAAAGCATTTGGAGCTGAAGGATCAGCGACGATATCGATAGCGGCAAGCATGAAGTCTTCTTTGACAACATTGACCCCGCCTCTCTTTTCTAAAGAACCCATTCCACGGGTTGATACACCAAGCTTAACGCCCTCATTCATTAGATTTTTTACAATCTGTCCGCATGGAGTGTCAAGAATCTTAGCCTTTCCGTAGAAATCATTGTTATTCTCGTATAGCCAAGTTACCTTGTGAGATACGCGATCTAGATTAACTGATGGTCCAGTTGGGTGATTTAGTTCACCGAGAGCACGGTTCTTGTTCACATATTCTGTGACATAACGCATTGCTTCCTTTACAAGAATTGGCTTTGGATAAACTCTACCATTCTTGTTCTTGGTTTCAGCCTGCATGAAAACGCCTTCGATGAAATGTTGTTTTTCACCATTGGCATTTTCTGTCAGATATGCTACTTCTTCAATTGTTTCGGTGATTAGTTTCATTTATTATCCGTTGTATGATAGACGAACATCAAACCCGGTAGGAGTTTTTGCTGGAGAATTAGTTTCTGGGGCTTCTTCTTCGCCTTCTTCCTCTTCGCCTTCTTCTTCGCCCTCTTCGCCTTCTTCCTCTTCACCTTCGGACATAGCTTTTCCTATGGCCTTTCTGCGATTTGAAAGATACTTATCGCTCTTATCTGAATCGCCATCATTATCGATGTCTTCGTCTTCTTTTCCAACAGGGTCCATTTCTTCGTTAAATGTTTCTTTAGCGACACGGACATATTCTTCAGCAAGTCTTTGGCCAAGTTTAATGGTCAAATCTTCTGCAATTATTTTTTTTGCCTTGACAGCGTTTTCTTCTAAAATCGAATGAATGATTGATTTTGCTTTCATATTTTTTTTCCTTTATTATCTATATTTTTTATTATTCTGGCTGTCCTTGTTCCTGTGCCATTTGCATTTGCATCATTTGTTCTTGCTGCTGCTTTGCAATATCTACGGCCATTTCTCTATTTAATTGCTCTATTTCCTCGTCGCTCTGCTTCAAAATGTTCTTTTTGATGTACATCGAAGAGAAATATTTTCCTATCATTGGCTCCATTTGAGCGGCCAATTCCATTCTTGCCGATAGAATTTCAGCATCTTTTAGATCTGTGAAATAAGAATCTTTATTGAAGGAGAAATTAATCGCGTAGTTTATTTCTTCCCAGTCGTTCTGGGTTATAACACCCTTAAGAACCAATTGAATTCTTAGTAGCTGCATGAAGACTTGGGCAAATTTATTTCTTAATCTTTCGATAAATTTGTAGAACTTGACCTCATCTCGCGTGATTTCAGCTGATCTTCCAAGATTGAATCCATTTTCCCCCACAAGTCTTGATGGAGGAATGTTCAAAGCGTAGTAGAGCTTTTTCTTGAAATATTCAACATCGGTCAATTCACCGAGATTTTGTCCCCCGTCTAGGGTAGAAATTTCAGTTCCTCTACCACCTTCGCGGCGAGGTAGCCAGTAATCTTCAATCATGGCCATCTGATTTCTATCGTCCTTTATTTCACCAGTTGTCTGGTTATAAATGACGATAGAAATCAGA